CGAGATTGGAGAGCATCCAAGTGTGCTTTGATTTTGTTACTGCGGCGATCACTGAAATTCAAGTTAGTGATAAAGATAACAGAGCCGTTGAAGTTGAAAGTGTTGGGCACACCTTCTTCACGCAAGATACGTGAATCTTTGTTCCAACTGATACGGCGAGTTTTACCTGAATCCAAAGCACCTTTCAATACGTTAAGTGCATCCTGATCTTCCCACACATCACAGTCATCGAACACCAATACATTCTTACTATCAGAATATTTGTAAAGAGTAGCAAACAAGCCAATACCTGACATAGCACCTTTGACAATCTCAAAGCGAGGACGCTTGCCTGTGATTTTGTCAAACATCGATGCCTTTTCCATTTGCAGTGTCACACCATGTGACTTACCGACACCGGGAGGGCCTGAAACAATCATAGCACGAATGTCACCAGCAATACATGCCTTAGCCATTTCATCAAGCACCTCGAAACGTGAACCAATACGATCCATCGCTTCCTGCTCAGTTTCAGTTTCCTGAACCTCTTGAACGACAGGAGTATCACCTGAAATAAATTGCAAGCATTGTTGATTGTCAACTTGAATACGCAATTCATCACTACGACCAGGGAACTGACCTTCGTTTTTGACAGTAACGAAACCACCCTTAGCACCTAGTTGGTAACCTTTGACCAACGTGAAAACTTGATTAGAGACAGGGGTGTTACGATACGAACCTGAAGTGATGCGAACTGTGCTAGACATTATTGCTCCTGATGTGTGTAAAAGAATGTATTGTATACCCGAAACGATTTATTGTCAAGCCGTCACTTCACGCTTGGCTTCCATCATTTCAGACAGGATGAACTTGGCGATGTTCATTTGTTTGCGAGAATCCTCAGTACGACCCATTGCCAGCAATTCTTGGGCGTCAGACAAAATGCCCATAACGACCATCTCCAAACCAGTGAATCGGGCAGTAATACTTTGCATATACTGCTCACGGATATCTTGCTCAGTCATACCATAGCACTTAGATTCGAATTCAGTCATAAAATCTCCTGTGTTTCAAACTCAATACAAGTATTATAGCACCAACCGGATTTATTGTCAAATTTTGGGCATTTTAAAAGGTAATACTTTTTATTACAAAAATAGCTTACAAAAATGAGTACTTTTCTACTACACAGTATTCACGGTTGTCTCTGATTCGTTTCTCAAAAAGACCCTGAATTTTGAATGTATTTTGTGAGTGGTATTCCATGAGTTTTAGTAATGGATTGTCTTTGGACACCATCATTAAATTCAAATTGTCATTTTCATCACTAAACCAAAATTCTTTGATAGTAGAATGTCTACGTTTACGCACCACCGTTTTAATGAGTTTAAATGTTTTAGTTGATGTTTCTTTTTGACGGTCTTGTTTAACCTGTGTATTATGTTGAACAAACATTTCATCAAACATAACATCATAATCATAAAATTCAGGGATACGATACGCAAGTGGTCTCATGTTTTCTTTGAATACTTTACCATCGCTTTGAATTAGTTTCTTTAAGTCCTCGCGGAAACTAGTCAAACGAATATCGTTTAATGCCCACATCATAAACTTTTTATGATAATAGTCGCGGATAGTTTCTGTTCTTGTTCTATCTTCAGGAGTGATATTACGAAACAAGATTTTATCAACAATAGTACTTGGCATTAAATGATGACCTTGTTGGCTATTACCATTGGCATCAAATTCGTCACGTTCTTTACGCATACGTTGCCATACTACACTTAACAACAATAGGTCTTCTTCAATTTCAAAGACTTCATATCGTCTTACATGAGATTGAATGTCCTCGTCAAAGATGTTGATTGGTGATGATCCAATCACGTTACCAGCACTAGTTAAACTGATAGTAGAATTAGGCAACAGTGAGCCACTTCTAATTACGCCACCATTGATTTGTTTTGCAAGTGAAGCACCTATTTTTTGCGATTGCATCGCAACATTATTCCAATTAGCCAATTTGTATATCTTCCATTCCAGCAGTGCGTAAACGCACGATATGTCCCATCTGCCATTGTTTGGCTTCAAGACCCTTCATAATACCTAACCATTTATTGCGTAACAATGCTACTTCGTTGATAAGGACTTCGTAGTCTACAACCTCATCTTCTCCGTCAACATACTTTTCAGCATCACGGCTAGTCAATGCTCTATTATACGCTTCTAAATATTTTTGAAAATGTTTTCGGCGAATTTTCCGTAATTGAATATTCAGATATTGGAGCACCGCTTCAATCTCTTGTAGTTGATTGAAACGGTGTTCTGTGATGCCGGGTAAATTAGCAATGTTCTTTTCAACGTTGCCATAAATTTTTACCTCAGATTTGGCTTGACTTAATTCGTTTTCATAATGGGTAATAAAGTCCGGTATAACTGCAATGTTCTGTGTGATTCGTGTGTACCAATTCATTTAATCCCATTCTTCATCGTCATAATCTTCTTCATCGATATATTCTTCCTCTTCTTCACCTAAATCATTTTCTTCCAAGTAATCTTTCAATGCTGTAAGCATATCTTTATTGCCTGCGAAACTTTCTTTGATATCTTCAGGTTCGTAGTTGTTATCGATTAGAAAATTTATTAAAGTATCAGCCGCATCTTTTCTTTCATTATAATCAATATGAGAAGCTAATGCTTCCCATATTTCACTAACAAAGTCTAAACTCATTCTGTCGCCGCTCCTTCATCGGCAGTAACAGTACTTATCGTTTTATCTTTATTTTGGACTTCGTTCATCACTTTGTCAAGTATGCCATCTTTGTTTGATTCCCAACCCTTGCGAAATGCTTTAAGAATTTCACCGTCATCAGTTGTATACACAAGACTGTTACCTTCTTTCTTCAATAGTTCTTTACCTTCAAACAAATCAAGTAGACCACTGTATGGGTTCATACCTGTTTCGTAAGGAATTTTAACTTGTACTGATTCAAAAGGTTTAGCATAACGTGTTTTCATAACTTTACAAGCACTACGAATACCACGTACTTCGCTTACTTTGTTGCCATCTTCATCCTCTTTGAGTTTGAGTTTACGCATAGCAACAACAATACTTGAAGCATAGATAAAGCCTTGACCACCTGAAATCTTATCATCAGGGTCAAACATATCTTGACTAGCATAAGTGTGATTAGTAGCAACTAGTCCAACGTTATGACTACCGAACATGTTAACACAGTTACGAACAAGTGCTGTTAGTGCTTTAGGCTTACGACCCATGTCACCTTTCATATCACCTGCTTCAAACTGATTAACGTCTGTTGGTGTAAGCAACATACCAAGACTGTCAATGATAAACAAGACTTTAGGTTTATCTTCTGCTGGTAGTGCTTTGTATGATTTCATAAACTCTGAAATTGTTTTAGCTACATCATCAATCATAGCCATGTTCAACTTCAATAGTTTATCTTCATCTGTTGATACTCCTAATGCATGGAGCCACGATTCGTCCAAGGCATTTTCTGAATCAACCAAGACCACAAAGATTCCTTGTTCTTGTGCGTGTCTGATGAGGTTGCCTGAGCAAATGTACGATTTGCCTGATCCAGACTCTCCGGCAAAGACAGTAACTTTACCAAGAGGAATACCTTTATTAAAATCACCGCTAATGAGATAATTGAGTGCATAGTTCCCTGTACTCACCCAGTCTGTCGGGTCATTGAAACCAATGCTCAAGCCTTCAATAGACTTGGTGATATCCTTTCTAAATTTACTTACATCGAATGGTTTTCCCATATTAACTATCCAATTCTTTTGTGTTCCATTCTTTCACAACTGCAATCATATCTTCTTCTGTGTTACAAAGAACTTTACAGTTTTTCCAGTCTGATTCTTCATCACGACCGCCTACTTCTACCATGAAACCATTGTCATAACGGTTGATGGTGATTGATTCGTTGACCTTAGCCAACTTGTTTAATTTTGCCATTTTATTCTCCTTATTTTCCTACTACGTTATGATAAACACTAAACGGTTGTTTATCAAGTAAATCGGGACAACCCTCAGCAATCTTCTCTAGTTCATATTCACTAGGAAAATGTCTAAGTGCGCCTCTTGCTCGGTCACGTACAAGACTAGGTACTCTTGGTGTTCTACCAGGATCACATAGTTCTTCTAGTAACTTTTTTGCCTGCTTTAAGGCTCTATATCTCTCGTCTGGTAATGTCATGGGACTTCTCCTTAGGAAGGGGCCATAGCCCCCTCATTACCGATTAAGACTTGTTTTGTCTAGCACGAATCATTGCTAGAATATCTTGGGCCTTATCGCTTGATTGTTGTTTAGGAACTTCAATAGGTTGACTTGCTTGTGCAGGTTCGTCTTCCCATGGAGCTTGTTCTGCTACGGGTGCTTTTGCGGGTGCAGTCACGGTCGGTACTGCTGTTGTTTGAGCCGCGGTTGCTCCTGCAGGTGCTTCAAGACCATATGGACGATAGTATGCGCCCCAACGTTCGTTGTCGAAGGGTTGACCATCAACACTTGCTTCAAACATTTCCTTGATGATACGCAATTCTGCTTCGCCTGGCTTCTTAGGTAAGAAGTCAGTTAGATTGAATAAGCCATGTGCTTCGATAGCGGCTTGTTCTGCCTCTGTCAATGGGCTTACTTTACGTGACCAGTTACTTGTACTGTAGTCAGCATAACCACCTTTACTAGTTTTCTTAATGTTGAAGTCAACACCGTTGATATAGTCTGTTGGTAGTTCTTCCATTTCTGGGTCCATCAAACTAGACTTGATAATGTTAAAGATTTGAGAACTGATAACAAATCTACGAATTGGATTTGCAGGTTCTTTGTCATCACCTAGTGGGTTCTGACGAACAAAACCTTGGAATAGATAACTACGCTTCTTCCAATACTTGTTTGCTAGTTCTTTCAGACTTTCGTCTTTGTACCAAGGACGAACTTCTGCCAATACAGGGCAAGTAGATCCATCGTTGTACATTTCAACGCAAGGAACTTGAACATCAATCTTTTTGATGTTTGAGTCACCTTTTACACCATTGAATGGTAGTTTGATAATTTGACGCTCAACCCAGAAGAATGTGTTCTTGTCGTTGCCATCTGGTAGGAAGCGAACAGTTGCTACTGTGCCTTCATCGATATTCCAGTGGGGGTAGATTGAGTTGTCTGCTTGGGTGTTAGAACCCTTTTGACCTTTGTTTTCTTGTGCCGCGATACGGGCACGAATTTCTGCTAATGATGCCATAATGTTTTCCTTATAAAAATTGAGATGGTCTCAGTATAATAGTCGATACACCCTATGTGTATCTAACGCTAGAGTAAGTTTAGCAAATCTTTCTGCTTGCGTCAATAGTATTTATCCCAGATGTGGTAAACCTCACATTTTTAGTGAGGTTTTTGGGAGAATTACTTTTTGATAATTCTTAGTATCGCATCAAGGTCTTCTTGACCTTCTTTGACTTGATGTTGTTTTACCTTTTTATCAGTATCTTGTTTTGCTTTGTGGGCTTTATCCATACTCTTTTGTAAGACTTTAGCAAAATCTCTTTTAGCTTTGTTTGCTGTTATTGATTTGCCCTTGCCACCCTTTTCCCAAGGATCATCGTGTGGTCCAGGTGAATCCATTTCGCTTAACTCTACACTTTCATTAGCACCAACTAGTTTACCGATATTGTTATTTTTAACTTTTTCAGTAGGACCTAATTGACCCACACGCTTTTGGTTAGCATCTAAATCTTCTTCTACTGATTCGTTAGGTTTAGCCATTGAAGGTTTGCCGTGTTGTGCATGTGATGGCACACCTGCACTCTTTTGTAAACGTTTTAACAATTCATCATCGTCAGGTCCACCTAATACATCAATTGCTTTACTACCAGCCTTCTTTAATGCACCGCCAACTTTTTTAGCAATGTCACCTAAGCCTTCTTCCATTTCGATTTCATCTAGTTTGTCATATTTGGCACGAATACTTGCCATCTTTTCTTTACTAGCATGGTCGCGGCCTGCTTTGCGTAATGCATCCATACCTTCTTTACCATACTTCTTATTACCCAAGTACGCTTGTAATCCTGATTCTTCTAGGTCATCTTCTTGACCTTCTTCAGGAATTCCAACTGGATTTTGTGATTGGATACCTTCTTCTTCAACAAATACTGTTCCCGCTGAACTTGCATCGCTATCGGCACCCATTACCATTTTTTCACTAATTAATTCACTAGCCCATTCGTCTAACTCACTGACTTCTTTCATTTCAGCAACTTGCTTGTGTAAACGTGACAATATAGGCATTACAGATTCTATGCGTGGGTCCATTGTTTCTTGGACAAATAGTTCGTTTATCGCACTTGAATCTGTATCATCTTCCATCAATGCAGGAGTCCAGTTCTCAAAGTATGCTGTGTAACCACGGCGACCCGTCATTTTGCTTAGACATTCACGTAATGACATATAGTGGTTAATGCCTTCATTGACTAACTGTTGTGCTGATTCGTTAAATTGACCGTTACGTGTAGCACGAACAAATCCTGCCATCTTGTTGTATTCTTCTACTAAACTTTGAATGTGACCAGCACGTTCATCATAAGGTGTACCACCTTCAGCAATGTGTCTAGCAAACACACGTGCTAAACCTGGCTTAGTTGTAGGAACTAAGAAACGCTCGCCTTGTGCGTTCTCAACAAAGATTTTTTCAATGTGACGGAATCTTTGTTCACCTTCTTGCATTACTTTACTGTGTTGTAATACAATTTTTACATTAGGCACAGCATCGTTGTAACTTGCTTTCTTGCCCATTGGATAATATCCCTCTGCAATTTTTTCTTTATCTTTCATACGTTTTCTCCGTGCCATTTCTCTGCCTAAATGTTGTCTGTTATCAGTATTAAAACTTAATTGATTATTCATTGCCCAACGCTTCATAAAATTCAATAAACCAGTGAATGTATCATCATAATCTATACCCGGTGTTTTAGCATCGGGACTATCCTTAACTTCATCATCGAACCACATTGTCAATGAATGAGTATCATCAAGTGTAGCGTAAACAGTACCGTAATTTTCACCATCTTTTGTAAAGTTAAATCTAAACGCATCGGCTTCATCAGCCAATGGAATAACTTCATCCTGGTTATTGACGGGTTTAACGTCATAACGCTTTAATGCTTTTTCTAATTTGCGGTTTAATGATTCTTGATTTATGGGCATCTAGTATTTATCTTTTTAGCTAATTATGGCATAGAAGGGCAGTGGTTGTACGATTTCATCATGGTCTCTGACTTGTGCTTCTAAATCATAGTGATAATCACTTAAAACTTGTAACATCCTAGTGATTAACAGACTAGCCATTACCAAATCGTCAGTTTCCCCTATTTTAGCCGCATAACTGCCACCATGTGCTACGAAACTCTTTAGTTCAGTAATTAAACTATGACTATTTACCTTGAGTCTACCGGTTTCTAACAGTGTTTTGAATTTCGCACATGCGGCTAGTTTGGTCTTTTGACCTGTATTAAAACCCTTACGATTCTTTCCGGGCTCGGATAGCATAGTTCCAGGAATATTGCTCTCACCGAATTCAGCAAGAGATATCAATGCGGCTTCTCCGATAGAGTTATTCTCTATTGAGTAATAAATGTTTGTTGCTTCTCCTGTACATTCTTCAATGTATCTGCAAATCTGCGCCAGTAATTTAATCTGTTCAGGAATTGTTGTTTTGTTATGTTTCCATTCACCTATTTGTGTAGTTGAATTTGCCTCATATATTTGTATTGCGGCAGGGTCACCACCTGTACCAAGACTTGGATCTAGACCTACTGCGTATATTTGCCCACGTTGAGGTTGTTGGTACCAACGAATTTGTCCTTGTCTGAATGTAGGTTCAGTACCTTCTAAGTCAATTAGTTTAGCAGGAGCAATCAATGTCTCGTCAGCAATAATAAATTCGCAACCAATCTCTCGGCGGAATCTATCTTCACCAAGTTGTGCCTTCATCTGGTCTGCCCATACTTGGTCACGTTCAGGATGTTCTTGCCAATAAGCACGATATGCTTTGAATCCATTAACACCTAATTCTGTTTTATTACCATACTCATCTTCACACTTATTAGCCATTTTCCAAATCAATGCGAACTGATCTTCGTCACTGTTTGGAGTACTTGTGATAATAGCTTTACCACCAGTCGCTAACGTAGGTGTAATAGAAGTCCAGAACTCTTGGGCAATAGTTGGTCTAACGAATGCAAATTCGTCCATGTACAACAATGTAATAGACATACCACGACCTGTGTTTTCTGTCGTAGTTGCTGATACGATACGTGATCCGTTCTCAAAGTCTAACGAACCTTTGTTGTATGTAGTCACGCCAGCCTTGATATGGTCAGGACAGTTTTCGTATGCATAACGTATACGTTGCATAATTTCCTGTGCGCCGGTGTATTTGTGCGCGGCGATCAAAATGGTACTGTCTGGAACAAACATAGCATACCATAGCAAGTAACCTGCCGCTGACGTTGACTTACCTGTTTGTCGTGGCATCAAACTAATACTATAACGATATCTGTGATATGTTTCAATCAATCGTTTTTGATAATCCCACGGGTGATACAACATACTACCTTTAGTAGGGTGTTGTATGTAAAAGAAATTATCCATAAAATACATAGGACCCGTATTGGGGTCACAACATTTTACGAAATCTTGTAAATCCTTATCAGTCTTAAAGTGTGTTTTTTGATAGGGAGTTTTTACTAATGAAGGTGTTCCACTCATATAGTTATTTATTGGGTATCTTACTTACCGAAAGGATTTTCGCCCGTTATGTCAGGTATTGCAAACCAAAGTTTGAACCAAGCGTCAGTGCCTGGACGAATATTGTTCTCACGCATATACTGTGCTTTTTGTGATGCAAGTACAGAGTTAGGTGTTACTGTAACTTCACCTGTAATCTTACCGTTGCCGCTCAAACGTTTTAACTCATCTAACGTCATGTCTTTCTCGGGAGCAGGTTTATACTCCTTCAATGATTTATATGCGTTTTGTAATTTAGCTTGTTTAAATGGATCAAACATTAAGTAACTTCTTCCCATTGTACAGAAGCGTACACATCTTGGTTAGTACCAGTTGTTGCCGCAGTAATTACATACTCATACATAGTTGGTGTAAAACTGTTTCTTTCAAGTTGGAATGCAAAACCATATGGCTGATTGCTTGGTGCAGTGGAAGTTTGATTTGATGTGATGATAAATGATTCATCTGCTATAGTACCACTTGATACGCTAGTAGGTGCAAGATTATACTGAACTGCACTATTAGCTCCAAAGTCAGTCCATGTGCCGCCTGTTGTAATAGCACGGCGATAAATGCGGAACTTAAAGTTACTCTGTGCAACCGGCGATATAGTAAAAGTAGTTGGCAACACTACTGCATCTGGCATTGTGCTTTTCAATCTAAGAGATATAAGTGGTTTGAAAGATAAATCGTTTGGTAAACGAACAGGTGTACTTAAATCATGCCCAATTGCTCCGGGACTTCCTTGTAATTGGAATCCACCCTCACTGATAACGCTACTACAAATCTGCGTCATCATACTAGAACCAGTAGTAACTCCAGTGTTAGTAATTTCATAACGAATAGGTAATGTAGCAGAAGTCATATAAACTTTGGTATTACCTGATTGGTTAGCGTGATTGAACGTATGACAAATAATGTATGCACCGTTAATTACAAATCCAACACGCACTGAGCCTACACCTAGCCATTCAACGTCAGCAAACATAATTTGTGTTCTATCGGGATATAATGTAATACCTGATGGATTGTTGGCGCCGCCGCCGCCGTTTAATCTATCACCGTTCCATGCATCCTGTCTTACTCGTTCTTCTACTCCATACGAACCTGAACGAATAACAAAGTAATTATATGTACCATCATTTTCAAAGAACACGCCATCATTGGCACCAAACAATCCTACACGTTGACGTAGATTTGTTTTAGGGGTGTTCATGCAGAATGTGTTTAATGTTAGTTGGCTCTTACCAGGCTGATATGGGAACACTGCTGTTGTTTCCCTGATAACTGAATCACCAGATGCGGAACCTACGTTAAGTTGATATGAACTTTGTGCTGACACATATACGACACTACTTGTCCCTGCAGTGTTACTTACAAATTGTCCGTGGTCAAAGTATCTAGCCTGCGTGTCAAAAAGTGTAAATGGCTCACTAACACGCAATCTACCGAATGCATCGCTAGTTGCACCCGAAAAACCTGATATGACAACGTTTGCGTCATCGGCTAATACTACATTGCCTTGTACAATCCAAGGATCAGTACCTTGCAATACGGTCACGTTACCTGAATCAATGACAATATTACCGCTGACCGGCATTGTATTACCACTGATATCTATATTCCCTAACTCAAGAACATGTGCATCAATATTGCCAGGAATGTTAAC